CCAAGAATGGAGAACCCAACTACGAGTATCATAAAATAACAGCCTACGATGCTGTTGCTGAGGGGATAATCAAACTAGAAGAAGTAGAGCAAGCCCAAAGGGATTTACCTGAATGGGTGTTCCGTGAGTTATACCTCGCAGAGCCTAGCGAAGATGGCTCAAATCCTTTTGGGCTTGCTGCGATACGGTCACGGATTATGCCACTTAGCACAGCCCCAACGGTAGCCTATGGTATTGACTTAGCCAAGTACCGAGATTGGACGGTTATAACGGGATTGGATGCAAATGGCGTACCTTCGTACTTTGACAGATTTCAAAAGGACTGGCATCAAACTAAAACCGAAATAATAAAAGTGGTAGGAAGAACACCCGCAAGAATAGACAGCACGGGCGTAGGTGACCCGATTGTGGAAGACATCACTAGAAAGTGTCCAAGGGCGCAAGGGGTAAACTATGCAGCGGGAATAAGAACTAAGCAGCAACTAATGGAAGGGCTAGCGGTAGCAATTAATGGCGGGCAAGTGGGAATATTGGTAGGGGTCATGCAAGATGAATTAGAGCAGTTTGAATTTGTCTACTCAAACGGGCGAGTTAAGTACTCAGCCCCTGAGGGTAGCCATGATGACTGCGTTAACTCATTGGCGTTGGCGTATGATTGTAAAATAAATAATAAACAAGGAGTATGGGCAGCATATTAAGATGGAACGATGTCACGATTAGACAATTCCAACAGATTAGTCAGATCAACACGGAGTTGGATAAGATAGACCGCGATATGTGGATTTTGTCTATTCTACACGGGAAGGAGTTTGAATACTACGAAACCTTACCGCTAGGACAATTGGCAGAACTGATTAAGGAATTGGAGTGGATGGCGGTACCTTTTCACGCGGAATCTCAGAAACCATTTAAGGCGGGCGGTCGTAGGTTTAAACTTACCGCAAACCAAAACGAACTACTTGCACATCAAAACGCAGCGGTGCAAAAACTATGGGAAGAAGGGGGAATTGAGAACCTTCACTTGATAATGTCCTACCTTTCTGTTGAGATTAATATCTTCGGTAAACCCGTGAAGGTAAAAGACCCGCACGAGGAATTTTCTAAACGTGCTGAGATGTTTAGGGACAAGGTAAGCATTTACACGGCAATGTCGCATATGCTTTTTTTTTCGACTTTCTTAACCAAATCTTTAAAGGCTATCCTTCCGTATTTGGCAAAGGAAGTGGAAAAGCTGACTGGCGAGTTTGGCTCACCATTACCGACATCATTGCAAACGGAGACCCATTAAAATATGATGCCGTGTGGAATCTTCCTATCGTGGAGTATCTTAATGCAGCATCCTTTAAAATGTCCCAACGTAAAGAGTTAAAGGATAGACTAGAGGCAGCGGCTAACCAAGCGACAAGGGATAAGAATGGCGAAGGGTATAAGATAGCGTTATTATCTGAAATTGTACATTTGTTAGTATGAACATTAACCGCGCACAATTAGAGGCTTTGGCAAATGGGGTATTTGATTCACTAGGGGAAGACCCGTCAAAGTATGACCCCGCCAATAATACGCTAGAGGAACAAATCTTAGCGGCTGCGGCTAATCAGTTAGTTGAGATGCTCAAAGCGTCTTTGTTAGAAAAGAAAGGCACGGCAAGTCGGGATTTGTTACAATCATTAGAAACAAGTCAAACCACTAAATCAGGGGACACGGTTAACGCTAAGATAGTAGGAAGTGAACATTGGAAATACTTTGAGTACGGGAGAAAGCGGGGAAAGATGCCACCGATTAAAAGTATTGAGGAATGGATAACAGCTAAGGGGATAGCGGTAAGAAAATCCAAGGGGGAAAGTAAGCAGTCAGTTTTAGACAGAAGGCGGTCAATGGCTATCGCTATCGCTAAGAAGATAGGCGCAAAGGGAACTATTAAAAGATTCGGATATAAAGGTTCGGACTTTATCAAAGAAGTTTTAACAGACCAAAACCTTCAAGTCATATCCGACATCATAGCGGAAAAGTACGGAATGAAACTAGCCATCTACGCCACTACGGAAGAATAGACTATTGTACATTTATTAGTATGGCATTAAGCGTACTAGCTTCACCCCAATATCAAGCGGCATACTTACCCGATTACTTTACAATTTCAGAATCGTCAGGCGGTATTTACACCGACCCGAATTTTAAGTTTATCGCAGTACTCAAAAACAGCAGCGGCACACAGCTAGCAAAGTTAAGATTTCCAATCTACCCAAACAGCACCAACAAAGGTGTCGTGAACGTGAGTAGAATATTAGAGGCGCAAGTGTCTTCTTTTTTCAGTGATGACAGCACCAGCATAGGGACAAGTACAACCCCGATATTTGAATACGAAGTGGAGTTTGGAAAAGAGTACGGCACACCCGTTACCGAGTATTTAAACGAAGCTAGTAGCACCTTAATAACAACGATTGCCACCACATCAGATGACGTTAGCTTCGAATGGCTTACACCCGTGAGAGTGCGAAACCTCCACCGAAACGAAATAACGTGGTTGTATTGGAATAATGCAACGGGCGTCACCCCTTTGACAGACAACAGAGTACAAATCAAAGCCTACAATGCAGCGGGTTCTGTAATACAAACCACACAACTAACCTACACCGCTACGGCAAAGACCCAATTTAGAGTGCCACTAGGAGCAAACCAATACGATTTCACAAGCACGGGTTCAATAGGCTCAGGCGGTGTTCCATTTGTTACTAGCAACGCTGCCTATTTTACGGTTGAAGTTGGCGTTTGGGACGGGGTTAGTGTATTCACGCCTAGTTCTACCACCATGAGATACAACTTAGTGGACACTTGCTCACAATATGACGGGTATACCGTTTGTTGGTTGAATGAAAGGGGCGGGTTTGATTCGTGGTATTTTGACATGGTGAGAAAAGACAGTTACGAGATTGACCGCAGAACGATGAAGCGCGACACTTACGAGCTAAGCGGCAACCGATTTGCAAGAAACGCACACAAGCATAGTAAATTAGCTTACTACACAGAGACCAAACAAAAGGCTATCCTTAATTCTAATAATCTAAGCACAGCTGACAGCGACTTTTTAAAAGGGCTTTATACTTCGCCTGAGGTGTACCTACTAGACGGGTCAGATTACTACCCTATAAACATAACACAGAACAACTACGATAAACAATACAACAACGTAGATGGGGTATTTAATCTAAAACTAGAGATTGAGTTCAGCGAACCCGTAAGAAGCCAAGGTATATGATTCAGATAATTTCTAACAATACTTTTTTAGACGTTCCTGAGGATTTAAACATTCCTATTAATAGGTCAATCGCGGACGTGCGAGAACCTGAGAACAGACAAAGCGATTGGACAAAGACGTTTACCCTGGCAGGTACCAAAACCAACAAGGAATACTTTAGCCATCTGTATGAAATAAACTACGAAATTACAGCGGGTACACAATTTAGCCCAGACTTCAATCCTAACTATCGTGCCGAGGCTGAGATATGGGTTGACAATATCCCACAGCTAAAAGGCTTTTTAAGGCTCATTCAAATCAATGTTCTAAACGATGAGCATATAGAATTTGAGTGTAGTATGCACGGGGTGACGGCTGAGTTATTTACCCAAATCCGAGGGCTTAAAATGTCCGACTTGGATTTCTCAGAGTACAACCATGAATTTAACACCACCAATGTCGTTACCTCTTGGAGTAATATTATAATAGTTAACGGCACATCCACCGCAGGCGGTGCGGGTATAGGATATATTTACGGGCTAGTAAATGATGGACGTTTAAATTCGTACATTAATGTACCTTTAGATTTGTACAAACCGTTTCTGTACGCTAAAACCGTAGTAGATAAGATACTAACCAACGCGGGTTTCACTTACACAAACGATAGTTTTTTCAATTCAAACGTATTCAAGGCACTTATCCTATCCTCAGACGTAGGGACACCGCCTTCAGTACCTTATAACTTTGTCGCATCAGTAAACGCGGACACAAATATTACTTCAGGTTCAGTTGTTAACTTTAACGTAGAGACAGACCCCGATAATATCTATAATTTAACCACGGACGCAATAACAGCAGGCACAAAGTCTGCGGGTATGAATGACATTGTTTTAGAGGGCAACCTTAAATTCACGGGTTTAACGCCTAACTCAACAGATTTTTATGCGTTTGTATTAAAACAAGGCGGGACAATTGTACAAGGTCAAAGTATTAAATTAAAGGCGGACGGTTCGGGGAACATTAATAGCCCCGTTAGATTGATATTTAAAGACATCTACATTGGGGTAGCTTCGGTATACACTATGGAATACTTAGGTGCTGCATTTGGTACGCCAGCCACATCGCAAATAGCATCAGGATTCCAAATGTACAACGTAAGAAAGACGGGTGCATATCCAACACAAGAAATGCAATTCGACCAATTCTTTGCAGGTGACATAAAGCAAGAAGAGGTGTTAAAGTCTTTAGTAAATATGTTTAATCTGCATATTGACAAAGACCCCGACAATCCGAATAAGTTAGTAGTGATGCCTTACGAGGAATACTACACGGGCAGCCTGAGAGATTGGTCGCACAAGTTGGATAAATCGCAGAACCTTAGTATCATGCCAATGGGTGAGCTAAATGCCAAAAGGTATTATTTCAGCCATGCCAAAGCCGAGGACGTTTTCAATACAGAGTATACGGCAATTTACAACCGTAACTATGGGGACTTGTTTGTAAATGTAGACAATGACTTTGTAAAGGATGAAAAGAAAATAGAAACAATCTTTAAACCTACACAAGTACACACGGCAGAGGACAAAACATACCCGCTAATTGATAAGTTTAACGGTATACATATTCTTTTCCATAACAGCATAGCGACGTGTACCGCATACAATATCTATGAGGACTTAGGATTTACTGGTTCTACAACCCCGTCAATTACACAAGAGGTATACCCATTAACCATACACACAGATAACGATGTTCTCCCTACCATAGATATTTTATTTGGTAAACCATTTGAAGTAGGCTATCCGCCAAAAGTAACCTACACCGATAACAACTTATACAACGCCTATTGGAGCCGTTACATCAACGAAATCACCGACCCCAATAGCAAAGTAGTAACGGGGTATTTTCATATCACGCCCGCTGACTTTCAGCAGTTATCATTCCGTGATGTTTACTTTTTTGAGAATAGCTATTTCCGATTGAACAAAATAGTAGACTATGTGCCTGACAGATTGACAATGTGCGAGTTTGTACAGCTACAAACCTATCCTTCCTTTACCCCGTCAAGTGGTGACATCGGACAAAGCGATTGGCAAGAGTTAATGGGAAACAAAGTTGTAAAGATTGGCGAGGCTCAGTTTTTTGGAGATAAGGATATGATAGTAGGCTACAAAGGTGGGTACACTAGCCAAGCAAGCTACGGAAATATAATGGCAGGGTCTTCGGGTACGATCATAGACGGCAGAGGAAATGTAGTGTTGATGTCTGATAACATGAACATTACGGGGGATGATCAAATGTACTTATTCGGCAAAGAGGTAGATTTAAGTGGACATTCAGGTGGGGTCGTTTATGACGGCACAAAGTACATATCAGCGGGCGGGGTTACATCAATAAGTAGCACGACTTCAATAACACATATAGCGGGCGAGCATTTTTATTTAGTCAGCACATCGGGCGGTGCGGTAACAATGAATCTTCCCACGGCTGTAGGGAACAAGGCAATATTCAACTTTGTAAAGACAACGGGTGACGGCTTAGTAGTAACAATAGATGGCAGCGGAAGCGAAACAATAAACGGTTCTGCCACAAAGGCTTTAGGCAGCCAATACGCAAAAGTAAGAATAGTATCAAACGGAAGTAACTGGATAGAAATATAATGGCAATCGAAACCATAATCAATATAAACGCATCCACCAAAGGCGGTAATAGCGTAAAGTCAATACGGGAAGAAATCAAGCAGGCTAAACAAGAAGCCATGCAGTTCGCCCGTGAGTTTGGGGAATTCAGCCCACAAGCTATGGAGGCAACAAAACGCCTTGCAGCTTTAAAGGATGAAATGGAAGACTTAAACAACCGTGTGGCGGGTTTGAATCCTGATAAATTTGCAGCAGTTGGGAAAGTAATTAGCGGGGTAGCTAACGGAATCCAAGCAGCACAAGGGGCATTGGCTTTGTTTGGTGCTGAAAGTGAGGATGTGCAAAAGACTTTGGCAAAGGTGCAAGGTGCTATGGCATTTGCCCAAGGCATAGACGGCATCATGCAAGTGAAAGAGAGTTTTGTTTCTATGGGGCAAGGTGCATTGGATGCGTTTAAGAAGATTCGCACGGGGTTATTGGCTACTGGAATCGGTGCTTTTGTTGTTATACTTGGTACTATTGTAGCGTATTGGGATGACATTAAAGAAGCGGTAGGCGGTGTATCGGCAGAACAGAAAAAACTAAACAAAGCGACTGAGGATAACTTAAAAGCACAAGAAGAAAAACTTACCGCCATAGACGGGCAAGAGAATGTACTGAAACTGCAAGGCAAATCGGAGTTGGACATCTTGAAGATGAAAAAACTTCAAAGCGACCAAGCCATCAAACAAGCTGAGCTTGCCGTAGAAAATGCTGAGATAACCAAAAACGCACAAGTTGCTGCAGCTAAAAGAAACAACGAAATACTGCAAGGTATCATTAAGGGGCTGACTCTTCCAATTCAATTGATACTTCAAACAATTGACAAGGTGGGTGAGGCAATGGGTGAGAATTGGGAGTTGCAAAAAGGATTTAATGAGGGGATTTCCAATTTAGTATTCGACCCTGCGGAAGTTGAAAAGGAAGGGGATGCCACTATTAAAAAAGCAAAAGAAAAGTTAGCAGAGTTGAAAAACGCAAACGCTGGCTTTCAGTTACAAATTAAAACTATCCAAGAAACAGGCGCAAAAGAGGCAAGAGAGAATCAGAAAAAAACCAATGATGACAGAGCAAAAGCAGACGCAGAATATGCAGAAAAAACAGCCATAACGCTTCAAGAAAGGTTGGCAGCATTTGAGATGTTGTGGGCATTGGAGTTAAAAAGTGAAGAAAAAAAGCATCTAACTCAGGAGCAGATTTTACGCGAACACAACCTACGCACCAAAGATATAACCGAGAAATTTAATGCCGAGCAAAAAGCCTTAGATGAAAAGCGCAAGGCAGACCAAATAGCAAGAACCGATACTGAGTATAAAGATAGCCTAGACGCTGTTAACAAATACTACGAAGACAAAGCAAACATAGAAAAGCAGCGTTATTTAACTGGTGAGATTGATGCAAAGACATTAGCCGACAACTTACAAACCATTGAAAAAGACAAGTACGAAAGACTTTTAACGGAAGCAGCGGATTACGGCAAAGACCAAACAGATATTCAAAAGGCTGCGCTAGACCAACAAGTTGCAAACAAAAAGGCGGCAGATGACGACATAGCCGCTAACGACAAAAAGAAATCCGATGCACTTAGGCAAAATCAAGAAGACGTTATGGCAGGGGCTTCATCTGCACTTGGTACGCTTTCACAACTCTATGGCGCACAGACTAAAAAAGGGAAGGCATTTGCACTGGCTCAAATAGCAATTGACACGGCAAAGGGTATATCGGGGGCGGTGGCGCAGGCACAATCCGTACCATTCCCCGCAAACTTAGGTGCAATCGCAATCGGTGTATCTACCGTACTTGCCAACATAGCAGCAGCAAAACGAATACTTGGAGAAAGTGGCAACACACCATCCGCACCAGAAGCACCTAACGTGCCTCAATTATTCACCGTTAACAACCAATCCCTGAGAAACGCGGGCATTCCAAACGTGGGAAATCAGCGTGTTTATGTGGTGGAGAGTGACATTACAAACGCACAAGGGCGGGTCAAGGTAAACCGTCAAACCTCTGTTTTTTAGCATCTCTTTAAACTAACGTACATTTATTAATATGGATTTACCCATTTACATGGCAACCGTAAACGAAGAGGACACCGACAGCGGTATTTCGTTTATTTCCCTAGTGGACAAGCCTGCAATTAAAAAGGACTTTCTTGCCTTTTCAGAGAAACAAAACTACGCTATCCAAAGCGAAGATAAAAGAATCATCACGGGTGCGGCTATGATTGCCGACTTGCCGATTTATCGCAAAGACGATGAAAGAGGCGAGTATTACATAGTGTTCTCATCTGAAACAATTTGGTCTCTTGCCAAGAAATTTAGCCGTGAGCAAAGATACAGCGCGGTTAACACTAACCACACAGACGAAGTAGAAAGCCTCAACATGATTGAATCTTACTTTGTAAACCGTGAACGTGGTATAAATCCCCCAAAAGGATTTGAGGAAGTGCCAGATGGTTCTTGGTTTGTGTCTTACCTAGTAGACAATGACGAGGTATGGGCTAAAGTAAAGGCGGGAGAATTTAAGGGATTTTCAATTGAGGGGTTTTTTGGAGTGGAGAACCAAAGCCTTAGAGCAGCAAAGGATTTACTTGCTGAGATTGAGAATTTTCGCACCTCTCTAAACTAATGTACATTTAATAGTATGATAGAAATTTTAGAAAAAATCAAAGGCGAGTTCCAAGCACTACGCGAAGAGTTCGCTAAATCAAAGATGAAATTCGGTTCTGTCGCTACCGTTGACGGTGTTGTTCTAAATTACGAAGGCGAGGAACTTGCAGAAGGTTCTATGGTGACTTTGGAAGACGGCACACCCGCACCCGATGGCGAACACTCTATTGAAGGCAATAAAATCATTACCGTTGTTGACGGTGCTGTAACAGCCATCGTAGAAGCAGAAGAGCCTGCACCCGTTGAAGAAGATTTCTCTGAGAAGTTCGCAGCCGTTGAAGGACGCTTCGAAGCATTGGAAAAGTCTATGCAAGACATCAAAGGCGCACTTGAAAAACTTATGGGCATCCAAGAGCAGCAAATGTCAGCACTTCAAGAGTTTGCAGAACAAGAGCCTGCACCCGCTAAAAAGCCGATACAACCTACGGCAAAAGAAGATAGGTTGGCAAATTTCGCAAAAGCATTAAAAAACAACAAATAAATCATGGCATTTTCAGTAGGTAATTTAACTAACTACACCAAGGAAGACCAAACCCAACTCTTGGTGAAGGCGATGTTTAGTGGTAAAACAGCATCATTGTTGCAAGGCGCAAACCAAATTGTAACTGATGTTAAATCCTCTAAGGCATTACCAATCCTTTCATCAACCATTATGTTTCAGGCAGATGGTTGCGCAAACACCACTTCAGGCACAACCACAATCACAGACCGCGACATAGTAGTAGGTAAAGTGAAAGTGTTTGAAAACCTTTGCCCAAAAGACCTTGAAGCAAAATATACTCAAATCGGTCTTAGCGCAGGCGCACCCGTTGACCTTGGCGTATTCCAAAATCAAATTGGCGAAGAAAAAGCAATGGGTATCGCTGAAGCTATCGAAACTGCTATTTGGCAAGGTTCACTTTCAGGCAGCGGAAATAACTCTTTTTGGGATGGCTATTTGACTATCCTAACTGCTCTTGGTTTCGGTGGTGCAGGTGATCCAATCCAAGGCAACCCAACTACGGGCGGTGGATGGACACAATTGACCAGCTTAACCTCTAGCAACATTGATGACGCTATCACTAAAATCTACAGCCTTATCCCTACGGGCTTGTTGGGTCGTTCTGATTTGTTCTTGGCTATGGGTACTGATACATTCAGAACTTACCGTTCATGGTTGGTATCTGCTAACTTGTACCACTACAACGCGAACGAAGCTGCTAGCCTTGAAATCCTTGACCCTATCTCAGGCATCAAGATTTACGGTCTTCCCGGTATGGATGGCACAAACAAGATTGTTTGCTCATATTGGGCTAACTTCTTCTTGGGTACAGACATGATGAACGAGGAAGAGCAGTTCAAGTTTTGGTATAGCGAAGATGACGACATCGTTAAATTCAAAGCCAACTTCAAGTATGGTTGCCAAATCGCATTCCCTGACCAAGTTGTTTATTTCGTAATCTAAATATAAGTTTAACCAAAAATAAAGGGCGGGTTCTTATGCCCGCCTTTTTTATAAAACACTAAAAACAATGGCTTGTCTATTAACCCAAGGCTTCACCCTCGATTGCAAAGACCAAACGGGCGGTATTAAATCAATTTATTTGGTAGAGTTTAACTCTTCCGACACCGTGACTAAATCTAGCGGAGAAATCAGCGCACACACTTTGACGGGTGGACGTGCTTATTTCAAATACGAATTAGAGAAAGAAACGGCTACTTCTACATGGCGTACTATTCCAAGTACTGAAAACGGCACTACTTACTATGAGGCAGACTTGACCGTAAGACTGCACAAACTTTCAACCGCTAAACGCAACGAAATTAAACTTTTGTCTCAGGCGCGTTTGAGGTGTATCGTATTGGACACGGATGGTAACTATTGGCTGTATGGTGCTGATTATGGCATCCAGTTGCAACAATCAGAAATCCAATTCGGTCAGGCGTTTGCAGACTTCAAGGGCGCGGTTTTGAATTTCTTGCACAAAGAAACAGACCTACCCGCAAAAGTTCAATCGGGCGTTGTAACGTCACTATCATTATCTTAATTAGGAACAATTAATAAAAAAGCCTTGCAGAAATGTGAGGCTTTTTTATTTAGCGGGTTTTTGGGATTTTGTACATTTGTTAGTATGGTGATAATAAGCAAAGGGGCAAGCAACACTTTAATAGTAACCGTTACGGAAAAGGTCACTATTAATAACCCGTTTTTTCTTATTCATTTTAAGGACATGATTACAAGTCAGCAAACTTCTTTTATTATCACAAACACCTCAACGCATACAGAAAGGTATGATGAGTTCACTTTTGTTGAGGGTAGCAATAGCGCAAAGACTTTAAACATTGGAGAGTATGTCTATACGATATACGCGCAGACATCCAACAGCAACACTAACATAGCCAACGCAGACGAGGAAGTAGAAAGAGGAATCGCAATGGTACGCCATACAGAAAATATTTTCCCTTCTAACACTATAACCACAACCTATAAACAAAATGTTATCAGCTAAAAGTATAGACTTCCTGACATTTGCGGAAAACAAGATGCCTCAGTTTAAAGAACTGAAATCGAAAGGCATAGTAGAATTTGGAGAAAAAAACGCATTCCCTGAGCAACTGATTTACTTAATAAACAAGTCAGCAACTCACAATTCAATCGTTCAGCAAAAAGTATTGTACATTATTGGCGAAGGCGTTAAAGGCGTTCCTCAGGAGAAAATAGACCAATGGAATAAATACGATACCTTCCAAGAGTTTAGATACAAAATAACCCATGATGTTAAGGTTTTTGGGGGATTTGCGGTTGAGGTACTATATAATCGTGCGGGTGTGCCTTCATATTATCACATTGACGTGAGCAAGATTCGCACATTAGACCACTCTCAGTACTTTTATGCAGAGGATTGGAGCAAGGCAAAGGAAGCGGACATCACTAATTACCCCGCTTATAATCCAAACCTTGCCAAGCCAATGACTAAGCAGCTTTATTACTATCGTGAATACAGAGCAGGTTTAGACGTTTACCCTTTGCCTGAATACTACCCCGCTTTAAATTACATTGACATTGACGCTAGAATTAGCAACTTCCACCAAAACAATATCGCGAGTGGATTTAGTGCGGGGCACATCTTACAACTATTCAAAGGCGAACCAACGCCAGAAGAAGCACGTTTATTTAAACGTAAGCTAAAAGAATACCACCAAGGGGATTCAAACGCAGGTTCGGTAATGTTAGTTTACAACGAGAAAAACGAACCCGCAGCGGAATTGACCCCTTTGATGAGTAGCGGGCTTGACACGATGTTTATAGAATTAAGCAAGGCGGTTGAATCCAATATTTTCATAGCACACCAAGTTGTTTCTCCTATGCTTTTAGGCGTAAAGGAAGAAGGACAACTAGGGGGAAGAAATGAATTAGCAGTTGCATCTGAGTTGTTCTACCGTCAATACGTTAAGCCAAATCAACAAAGGTTAGATTCTATCTATACGCAATTCTTAAATGACATGGGAATTGCAGCGGACGTTGAAACACTACGTTTTGAACCCGTAGAAATTGACTATGTGGCTTTATTTGAAAAGGGCATCGTAGACAAGAACGAGGTAAGGCAAAAACTAGGCTTATCGGTTGTGGCAGAATTTGCCGAGGAAGATGACAGAGAAATGCAAATCTTTAAATTCTTCGGTGATGAAGAGACCTATTTTGAATTTGCAGACTTGACAGAAAAGGAGTTAAAAGTAATCGAAGTGGTAAACGAAAACCCAAAGGCAAGCCTTAAAGAAATCAGCGAAGTGACTAAAATAGCCGAGGAAGACATTGATAAGATTCTGCAAGTACTTGATCAAAAGGGCAAAATCAAATACACCTCCAAAGCAGTTAAAATCCTAGACGCGGATATTCTCAAACAAACTTTAGTAGTGAGATATAAATATGACCTAAGAGCCGATGCGCCTAAATTGGTATCGGGTGGCGAAAGTAGAGATTTCTGCAAAAAGTTAATTTCATTAGGCAGGGTTTACAGCCGCGAGGACATAGACAAAATGAGTACGGTGCTAGGTTATGATGTTTGGAAAAGAAGAGGCGGTTGGTATCACAATCCAAACACGGATGTAAATGAACCCGCTTGCCGTCACGAATGGAAACAAATAATAGTAAGGAGGAAAAATGCCTGAGTTTGCTTATATGATTGACGTGCAATGGGTGAAAGATAATTCGCCTATTGATGACAACGTAGACCCTAAACTGCTTCGCAATGCAATGCGTACCTCTCAGGACGTTTATATTAGGGACTTGATAGGCTCAGGGCTTTATGATGAGATTTTAACGCAGATTAACGCATCTACATTAAGTGCGAACAATCAGACGCTTATAAATCAATACATCGCGCCTTGCTTGCTACATTATATTATTTCGGAGGCAACCGTGCCAATGACTTTTAAATTCATGAACAAGTCAATTAGCACACGCACCTCTGACAACTCAAACCCGATAGACATAGACCAACTTACGACCATAGCCAACCACTATAAAAACAAAGCTGAGTATTACGCGAATAGATTGACAGCGCACTTAATGGAATATAGCACTACTTATCCACTTTATCTAAATGCGGGTAGCGGAATAGACACTATACACCCATCAAGTACTACGTTTTTTTCGGGTATTTACTTAGGGGAAACCAAATGCCGTGATTATGAAGAGCCTGAAGACTAAGAAGCAAATCAGAGACGAGCAAAAACTTAAAAAATTTCTAAGATTAAATGAACAGCCTAAATCGCTTAATACTTTCGCTAAGAACAGCGGGGGAAAATCATAAGCAAATACGCACTATTTTAGTGGGTGTTGAGGCTGACATTGACACTACGGGGGTAGATTATCCGTTAATGCGGATATTCCCAGATGGTTATAGGCTTTCTTCAGTAGATAGGTCTATTTCATACCGTTTTGCAATCGCGGTTATGGACAGGCATAAGGAAGATTTCACCGATGCGGTTGAGGTTTTATCCGACACTGGCTTAATTCTTCA